GACACTATTGCTGAATTTTCTACACAAACAAATCCAGACACCCGCCTACCTTTTGAAATACATTATAAAGATGATGCAACAGAAAGCGAAGTAAATGCTATCTCAACAGCATTAAATCAGTGGTGTAATATCAATGATTGGGAACGCAGAATGTTTGGGGTATTTCGAGCAGCAATCAAATACGGAGACCAGTTGTTTATTCGTGATCCAGAAACATATAAACTTATCTGGGTTGATCCATCAGATGTAAGCAAAGCCATTGTCAATGAAAGCAAAGGCAAAGATATTGATCAGTATATGATGAAAAATATTAACCTAAATCTGACAGATTTGGTTACTACTGATACCAAAAAGCTGAACAACATGGCTGGTGCTGGTTCAACATCATTTACAACAGCAATGTCAGCACAATCAGGTGTTTATCAGGGCGGGTATAGTTCAAATAATACTGAGTATGCAGTTGATGCGTCACACGTTGTTCATATTGCTCTAACTGACGGGATGAGTGCTAATTGGCCATTTGGCAATAGTATCTTAGACAGCATTTTTAAAGTATACAAGCAAAAGGAACTACTGGAAGATAGTATTATTATCTATCGTGTTCAACGTGCGCCAGAGCGCCGTGTGTTCTACATTGACGTTGGTAACATGCCAGCACACAAAGCAATGGGTTTTGTTGAGCGTGTTAAGAACGAAGTACACCAGACACGTATTCCAAATAAAACAGGCGGTGGCACAAATATTATTGATGCAGCATACAACCCATTAAGTATTATGGAAGACTATTTCTTCGCTCAAACCGCAGAAGGGCGTGGTAGTAAAGTTGAAGTGTTGCCAGGCGGCGACAACTTGGGTGAGATTGACGACCTAAAGTATTTCAACAACAAACTAATGCGTGGTTTACGTATTCCAAGTAGCTATCTACCAACAGGTCCAGAGGATGGTACGGCAACATATCAAGACGGTAAAGTAGGAACGGCACTTATTCAGGAATTCCGTTTCAGTAAATATTGTGAGCGACTACAGTTAGTTCTACAGCCAAGTTTAGATAAAGAATTTAAACGTTTCCTTAAACACAAAGGTATTGAAATTCCAAGTAGTCTTTTTGACTTACACTTTACTGAGCCACAGAGCTTTAGTCAGTACCGTGAGATTGAAATTGAAGCAGCACGTGCCAGTGTATTTGGTAGCCTTGAAGGTGTTGGTTACCTAAGTCGTAGATTCCTATTCAGCAAGTACTTGGGCTTGAATGAAGATGAGATCAAAGAAAACGAGCGTCTATGGAAAGAAGAAAATGGCGATCACGATGGATCAGATGGTTTTGATGCCAAGGGAGAACTAGGTGGTCTAGGTGTCCGCGCTGGAGATGTTGAGGGATTTGAACCAACAGAACTTGATACTGGCGAGGAAGGCGGCGATGATCTTGGGGGCGACCTAGATATTGAAGCAGGTGGTGAATCACCACTTGGTGGCACCGCAGGGGGTACAGATAATGAGATTTAAAGAAGTAGATAACGGAACACGCAAAGCAGAAGATGATGAGTATGGCACTTGGAAAATTGATGATACTCGACGTCCTAGACTAACACTAAAGCATATTAATAAAATGCGTAATAGTCGTGAAATGAAACGTGCTGAACATCAAAAAGAAGTAGAGCAATTTAAGGATATGTATAGTCCTGGAGATACTGAATAAAACGCTTATTTTATGAATAAAATCTAAGACTATAATCAAAATCGCGGTTTTAACCGCATTTCGCTATGGTCTTAACCAAAGCGTCTTAAATAATAATGTTATAACCCACACCTATATAGAAAAGGAGATTTAACAATGAGAGCTCAAGATCGTTATACAAAGATCATTGAAAGCCTAGTGAACGGTGATTCAGCATCAGCTGAAGATCTACTACATGAGGCTTTTGTTGAAAAAGCTCGCGAGATCTGGAGTGATCTTGTTGAGCAAGATGAAATCGTTGAAGATGACATCGCAGAAGAAGAATTAGAAGAAGCATTTGGCGATGAAGAATCAGATGACTTCCTAAACGACATTGAAACAGCAGACGAAGAAATCGAAGCTGAAGAAGCATTCGGTGAAGCTGAAGATGAAGATGAAGGCGAACTAGACGCAGACATGGAACTAGCAGCAGATGACGGTTTCGACGCAGAAGGCGACGACAGCGGTGACATCGGTGATGCTATCACAAGTGTTGAAGATGCGCTAGCTGACCTAAAAGCAGAATTCGCAAAGCTAATGGGCGACGACATGTCAGATGATGAAGATGGCATGGACGACGATATGTCTGGTGACATGGACGACATGGACGACATGGACATGGGCGATGACGAAGAAGATGAAGAAGTTGAAGAAGAATTTACTTTTGAAGCTGACGAAGAAGAACTAGAAGAAGAAGCTGAAGAACTAGAAGAATCAGCTGAACTTAAAAAAGTAGGTAAAGACAGAGCAATCCATCCGGTTGAAATGCCAGCAGGCGATGACGGCAAAGCATCACCAGTTAAAGGTAAACCAGCAATGGGCGGTTCACTACTAAACACAGGACATGCTAAAGAAGCAGGTCGTCCAGCACCAAAAGCACAAGCTATGTCAGGCTTTAAGCACCCAGGCGAAGGCGCATCACTAAACAAGATGTCAAAAGGTCACGGCGCAGAGAAAAAAGGCGCAGCACCAGCTAAGCCAGGCACAGACTCAATGATTAATAAGGCTCCAAAATAAAATGCGTCCACTTAGAGAACACCTAACATTTGATCAAGCAAGTATCGTAACCGAAGCCAAAGATGATGGCCGCGGCGGTAAAAACTTGTTCATGGAGGGTATCTTTGTTCAGGGTGACAAACGCAATCAAAACCAACGAGTCTATCCAGTATCAGAAATTGCAAAGGCAGTTAAATCAGTTCAAAGCAAAATCGAATCTGGTTATTCAGTTTTAGGCGAAGCAGATCATCCAGATGATCTACAAGTTAACCTAGACCGTGTAAGCCACATAATTGAAAAAATGTGGATGAACGGAGCAGATGGTTACGGTCGTCTTAAATTACTACCAACTCCAATGGGAAACATTTGTCGTACACTATTGGAGAACGGAGTAAAACTTGGCGTGTCAAGTCGTGGTAGCGGCAACGTCAATGAAAGTGGGCAAGTATCAGAGTTTGATATTCAAACTGTTGATATCGTGGCTAACCCATCAGCACCTGATGCTTATCCAGACCCACTATACGAAGCTATCATGAATGGCAAGCGCGGAAATATTCTAATGGACGTTGCAAAAGCAACTAACCACGATAAAGCCGCACAAAAGTACCTGCAAGAAGAGGTACTTAAATTTATAAACAACCTAGACATTAGGAGAAGATAATGGCTCATGCAATCGAACAACTCCTAAGTTCAGAAGTTTTAAGCGAAGAAGTACGCTCAACACTTTCAGAAGCTTGGAATGCCAAGCTAACTGAAGCACGTGAAGAGATCACAGCAGAACTACGTGAAGAATTTGCAAATCGTTATGAATCAGATAAAGAGCAAATGGTGGAAGCACTAGATGCAATGCTATCAGATACAATTAAAGCAGAACTAGTAGAATTTGCTGAAGATAAAAAGGCAGCAGTTTCAGCAAAAGTTGAATATCAGCGTAAGCTAAAAGAACACGCTGCACTTCTAGATCAGTTCGTAATGGAAACTCTAAAAAGAGAAATCGCAGAACTACGTGAAGACCGTAAACTTCAAGAATCAAACTTCGAGAAGCTAGAAGACTTCGTAATGGAGCAACTAACTTCAGAACTTAACGAATTCCACCAAGACAAAAAAGAACTTATCGCAGAGAAAGTTCGTCTGGTGAAAGAAGGTAAAGAAATGATTGCTGAAGCTAAACGTGAGTTTGTCTCAAAAGCAAGTGCTAAACTAGCTAAGATTGTAGAATCAACACTAAAATCAGAGCTATCAACACTTAAAGAAGACATTCAAACTGCAAAAGAAAATATGTTTGGTCGCAAACTATTCGAAACATTTGCAGCAGAATTCATGAGCTCACACCTAGCCGAAGGCACACAAATTTCTAAGCTATCACAGGAACTACTATCAGTGAAATCAGCACTTGTTGAATCACAGATTGTAATTACTGAAAAAGAGGCACTAATTGAAGCAGAACATAAAAAAGCAGCACGTATTGCAGAATCAAATGCACGTAAAGAAAAAATGGATGAACTTCTAAGCCCTCTATCAAAAGATAAGCGTGATTTGATGGCAAACCTACTTGAGTCAGTAGCTACAAGCAAGCTACAGACTGCATACAACAAGTATTTGCCAACAGTGCTTAACGAAACAGTTAAAGCACCAAAAGCGCAAATCATTAATGAGACTCAGAAGACTGAGATCACAGGTAACAAGGCCCGCACACAGGATACTGAAAGCGAAGCCGAAATTATTAACCTTAAAAAACTAGCTGGTATCAATTAATAAGGAGTATACCAAATGTCACAAAACCTATTTGAAAACTGGGGCGCAGCAAAAGAAGCCCTAACTGATGGTTTAAAAGGCAACAAAAAGGTAGTAATGGAAACAGTTCTTGAGAACACAAAGAGCTACCTTTCAGAAGCCGCACTATCAGGCACAACAATGGCAGGAAACATTGCAACACTAAACAAAGTTATCCTTCCAGTAATCCGTCGTGTTATGCCAACTGTTATTGCAAACGAACTTGTTGGTGTTCAGCCAATGACTGGCCCAGTAGGCCAAATCCACACACTACGTGTACGTTACTCAGAAACAGCAGCAGGCGTTAACGCTGGTGATGAAGCACTATCACCATTCGCAATCGCAGCAGGCTATTCAGGCGACGCAGCAGCAGGTAAAGCAGTTTCAACTTCAACACTAGAAGCAGCGGCAGGTCGTCGTATGTCAATTCAAGTCCTAAAGCAGACAGTTGAAGCAAAAACACGCAAGCTATCAGCACGTTGGACATTTGAAGCAGCACAGGATGCAAACGCAATGCACGGTCTAGACGTTGAAGCAGAAATCATGCAAGCACTTGCACAAGAAATCACTGCTGAAATCGACCAAGAAATCATCGGTTCACTACTAGCTCTAGCTGGTACTGCAACTGACACATATGATCAAGGCAACGTTTCAGGTCAAGCAACATTCGTTGGTGACCAACACGCTGCACTAGCGGTTCTAATCAACCGTTCAGCAAACATCATCGCATCACGCACACGCCGTGGCGCAGGTAACTACGTAGTAGTTTCACCAACAATCCTAACTGTTCTACAGTCAGCAACTACATCAGCATTTGCTCGCACAACAGAAGGCCCATTCGAAGCACCAACAAATACAAAGTTCGTTGGTACTCTAAACGGCACAATGAAAGTGTTTGTAAACCAGTACGCAGCAGACGATGCAGACATCCTAGTAGGTTACAAAGGCGATGGCGAAATGGACGCAGCAGCATTCTACTGCCCATACATCCCTCTAATGAGCTCAGGTACAGTTCTAGATCCAGCAACATTCGAGCCAACAGTATCATTCATGACACGTTATGGCTATGTTGAGCTAAACAACCAAGCATCATCACTAGGTAACGCAGCAGACTACCTATCAAAGATTGGTGTCAACGGCGGCGCACTATCATTCCAATAATAGGAACGGTAGCAACCAATTTAAGCAGGGCTTCGGCCCTGCTTTTTTTATGAAAAAAATTTAAAAAAAGTGAAAAAAACTATTGACTTTCACTCTCACATATACTATATTAAGAACATAAGGTAAAGTAGTAGAGACTTAAACATCGAAACTGAAAAAAAACTTTAGAAAAAAAGAAAAAAGTTCTTGACATAGTTAAAAAGATATACTATATTAAGAACATAACGAAAGCGAATGTGTTTCTGTTTACAATGTAATCAAAAGCACATTGTGCTAGAGGGATTGGCGGTATAGCGTCATTAGAATAAGAGTGGTAACACTCCCAAAGCAGGGCTTCCTATAAACCTGCGCCAGCAATGGTTCATCTATACAAGCCAGGGTTAAAGTTGACTCGGCCTTAAAACCGAAAGCAACTTCCGTCTGTGGGTGGGCGGTAACTGGTAAACCGTATATGCTGTCCGAAAGGATAGTCGCAGAGCCAGTCGGTGAGCGATAAGGAACTTGGCGGTTCTACAGCGTATAGCCAAAACGGTAAACAGTAAAAACCAACTGGTAGTTACAGAGTCCGAGTCCGCAAACAAGGGCAATGTAGCATTACAAACGGTGAAAGGGTAGGACCTGGAGTCGTGAAGTAAGGTTGAGTAGTCCGCAAGACGAAAGACAGTAGGTGTGTTGTATACTGTATCTAACAAGGTATGGTGCAACTGGGACAGCACATCTTAGTAGGTTCGCAAATAGCTCAGCGGTAGAGCAATTCCCTTCTAAGGAATCGGCACAGGTTCAATCCCTGTTTTGATATAAAAGCGAAAGACTGTCCCGGTACGTTGTGAAAGGTGCTTAACACCTAACACGCAAGTGAATTAGGTCTACGGAAACTCGCAAGGTGGATGTAGTTGTTCGGATAGCAGACGTAACTTCTTAGCGGAAGTGAACAGCTTGCAAGGCTGGCGGAAGATAGAAGGACGAATAGCAACGTGCGACAGGAGAAAAGCCACTCCTCTAAAAAGGCAGCACTGAGAGATACTAGTATAGCTGAAAGGCATATTAGTGGATAACGGATTAACTTTCCTCGCAAGGGATAAGGTACGGTCCAAAGGCTCTCATATAAAGGTATAATCTCAGCCTGCACTAAAATGAACCCGCCAATGGCGGGTTTTTTTATCTACATATATAATTTTTAAAAACGCATAAATACAGATGTAAGCAAATTTCGGAGAAAGCTATGGCGTCAGTAATCAATCCAGATAATGGTGAATTAAATATTTTAGGTAGTTTGAGTTTAACGAGCGACCTAAGTATAGGCGGTGGACTAAGTTTAGCAGGAAAATTATCAATTGATGATACATCAGACATTGATCTAAATACTCCTACTTATGGCGATGGTGCATTAAACATTGCAGGCGGCGGCTATTTTGGCGGCAACCTATATGTTGGTGGTACACTTGTTGCCAATGGTGATGTTATTACACTTGGTAACGGTGGCGGCAGCTTAACACTAAACGCAAATATTAGCAGTGATATTTTACCGTCAACTACAGACACGTATAATGTCGGTTCAACGTCAGCTGAATGGAACTACGGATTTTTTAGAAATATTGTTTTAGATTCAGATGAAGAAACAGTTAATACAAGTGTTTCAACAATTCAAGGTGTTTCTTATATTGATGGATCAACTTCATCAACTGTTACTCTTGGTAACGGTGAATACACGGGGCAAATAAAAGTAATAGTAGCGGTTGTTGATGTTTCATCATCACCAGTGCAGGTCACTCCGGATAACTTATTAGGATTTACTAGTATTATATTCAATGCGGTTGGGCAAACAGTTACACTTATGTACACATATGCAGGGTGGGTAATTTTATCAAATCGCGGCGCTAGCTTAGTTTAAAAAATAATAAATACGTAGAGTTTAGGAGGAATAATAGTTGGCAATAAACATAAACCATAGTAAAAATACAATTAAAACTGAAGACAAGCTAACTATTGACGCAGCAAATAATGTTTCTGTGACAAACAACCGTATAACTGATTTACAAGACCCTGTAGATGACCAAGACGCCGTAACAAAACGTTTCCTTGCACAGTATACGGATGGAGGTACATTTACGTATTCAAATATAACTCCTATGCCAGAAGAAGTAGGTGGCTATGAAGCTGGTGATACATTTAACAATGCTACATTACAACAGCTTTTTACAAATTTACTTTACCCATATCAGTATCCAGCATTTTCTGCATTTTCACTTGCAGGGCAGACTACAACTATCGAAGTTGGCGATACAATAGCAGGCGGCACTAGAACATTTGCATGGGGAACTACAAACAGTGTTAACGTAGAAACAAACTCAATCACTATTGAAGATGTTACAAACGGAATTGTTTATGGTAATAACTATGAAAATGACGGCATTCAAAGTATTGACATTGGAAACTCAATTATTAAAACGTCTGCCCAGACGAACACATGGAAAATTTCAGCACGTAACACAAAAGGCCAGAATGTATCCAAAAATTATTCAGTTAATTGGAGATGGAAAACTTATTATGGTACCAGTGATGCCGAATCACTAACCGAGATTGATATTAAATCTCTTGTTTCAAGCTCTTTGGATGCAAACTTTACTGGAAATAAATCTGTAGCAGCAAATGGATACAAATATTTTGCTTACCCTACTGTTTTTGGATTAAAGACAAATTTCCAAGACTTGACAAGTGGGTTTGCGGTTGCCATGAATCCAGCAACAGTTGTCTCAATTACAAACGTATTCGGTATAAGTGCAGATTATTATGTACACCGAACAACTAACCCGATCGTTGGTTCATTAACGGTTGTGGTAGGTTGAGGTAGCGTAAGATGGCATTAATAACAGGCGCGGTAAACGTAACAGGCACAGTAGCACCAACAGATACAAATGACGTATATGCAACACATGATAGCAAGTACGGAAAAGGTGGTTATCGTGAAGTAGCTGATATTACAGCCAGAGATTCTATTACAGTAGCACGCCGTTCAGACGGTATGCTTGTATATGTACAATCAGAAGATAAAATATTCAAGTTAGAAAATGGATTAACTAACGACAACTGGGTTGAGTTTAAAGTAGACGCAAGTAAAATTGTATACGATAACTCAAACAGTGTTTTAACTTCTGACAACATCCAAGACGCAGTTGATGAAATATCAGCAAGCGTTCATACTTTTAAAACTAAGTCAGTAACTTACGATTTAACAGGCGGGGCAACAGGATCAGTAACTGTAACCCAGGGTGATGACGTAAATATTGACGTTACAGTTGAATATGCTGAAAATAGTTTTTCAGTAGGTCCAACAGAAAAAACCGCAGTAGCACACTCTTTTGTTACTGGCAAATACAATATAGCAAAAATAACATCAATTGTTGAAGTAGGCATCGGCGATGACGATCTAAACAAGAGAAATGCTTTTGAGATATCCGAGTCGGGTGTGGTAAGCGCACCTGCAATGGAAAACGAAATGATAACACAGGATGGAGATCTTACTACTAAGAAGTATATAGATTATCTTATTATTGACTGTGGCAGCTATGATACTTAATTATGGGAGAGCGTAAATGGCGCAAACAATTAAATTAAAACGCGGCTTAGAAGCAAGCCGCTCAAGCATTACACCAGTCGCTGGTGAGCTTATCTATACAACTGATAACCTAGAAGTTTTCTTTGGTAATGGTGCAATTGCAGGTGGTACAGAAATTGGATACCTTAATACACGTACTGGTGGTTCAGTAAACGGTCCAGTAACACTGAATTCAGCAGTTACTATTGCGGCTGGTGACGAAAATGTAAACGTATTTGAAGTACTAGATTCAGAAGGCTCAGCACTTTTTGAAGTTACACAGACTGGTGACGCAATTATTGGCGGTAAGCTAACCGTTAATGGTGACGGACAATCAAGTTTTGCAGGTGACGTACTAATTGGTGGTTCATTAACCGTCAACGGCGATGCAACTGTAGCAGTTGATCTTTCAGCTGACTCACTTACTGTAACTGGTGATCTACAGGTAAACGGCAATTCATACCTAGGTAACGAAGCAACCGACACAACAACAATCATTGGTGCAACAAGTATCACTGGTGTAACAACTGTTAACTCAACAGTTACAAAAGCAGCCGGTGACGAAAATACAAACGTATTTGAAGTAGTAGACAGCGAAGGCGCAGCACTATTTGAAGTCACTGAAACTGGTGATGCTATTATTGCTGGCGTACTAACTGTTAACGGCGATGGACAGTCAAGTTTCAGCGGTGACGTTCTAATTGGTGGTTCACTACAAGTTAACGGTGACGCAACTGTAGCAGTTGACCTAGCGGCAGATACACTAACACTAACTGGTGACCTAGTAGTAAATGGTAACACAACACTAGGCAACGAAGAAACTGATACTACAACAATCAACGGCGTTACAACAATCAATGGTAACACAAGCATTGTTGGTGACCTAACTGTAACAGGTACAACTACTACTGTTAACTCAACTGAAGTTAATATTGGTGACTCAATCATCCTACTAAACAGTGGCGCAACTGGTGCTCCAACACAAAACGGCGGTATTGAAATTGAACGCGGTACTGCTGACAACGTTGCTATTTTCTGGAACGAAGCAGCAGACGCTTGGTACATTACAAAAGACGCAACTGATGAATCTGGCCCAGATACAACAAGTGTACGTATCCTAGACACTGATGACCTTGCTAACATCAACAACGCAGTTTATACACAAGAACTAGGTCAACACGCAGATACAAACTTTACTAATGTTGCAACTTCTGACATGATCATGTGGTCAGGTAGTGAATGGGTTAACTCAAGCACAATCGACGGCGGCACATTCTAATATAAATAACATAATACTTAATTGTCTGGGGCATGCCCCAGACATAACACTAACACAGTAGAATTACGAACTCCAATTAGATGAGAAGGTTACCATGTCGCAGAAGATTAGATTAAAAAGAACAGACGTTTCTGGTAGAACAGCCGTAGATGCACAGCTTTTGTCTGGCGAACTGGCCATGAATACAATTGATGGATTGCTTTGGGGCAAAGGTCAAAATGTGTTTGAAATCATAACTGAAAATAGAGTATATAGCCCAGTAACTAATCTCAATAAAGTAGTTACAGAAGCAGAATTAGACACACTAATAAACGACTACCAACTCAACAATGTAGTAACTTTCGATCAACAAACATTACCAGGATCACAAAATTTTACAGGTGATGGTACGACTGTAACATACACATTAACAAATACTCCTGCGTCAGCTGATGCGATTGATGTTTATGTTGATGACGTATTACAGCGTCCAGAAGAAGTATTTTCAGTAACTGGAAACACCCTAACTTTTTCAACAGTACCATACGATGGCGCAGACATTTATATCAAATATCGCTATGCATTTGCTACTATCATGGACAACCCCGATGGCAGCATTGAAAATCGTCATTTAAATTTGACATACACTAGCGATCAGTTTACAAATGACGGATCACAAACAGTTTACACTATTGAATCTGGACATACTGTTCATGATGTATTAGTTATTATTAACGGTCTAATACAACCTCCGTATGCATACACAATTGATGGAACAACTCTTACATTGGCCACTGCTCCAATGGTAGGATCAGTTGTAGATTTTAGATATCTACCAGTATAACAAATATAAGCAGTTAATCAGTGAAAAAACACTATAAATAATTACGGCTAACCATTGATATCAGTTAGCTATTTTGTCCTGACTACATAGTAGAAGGGGCATGAAAGTCCGCCGTAAGAAGCGGATAATCAATATATTGATTATTATGGAGAAAACATAAATGGCTTTTAGACAGATTAAGTCACCAGCCCTAGCCAATCAGGCAGTTATCAATACAAAACTAGACGTTACAGCGGTTACAGGCCAAAACGCTAAATCATCAACAGCACTATCAGGTACATTCCTAATTGCTGACGTTGATACAGGTAGTCTAGCAAAGATCACTGCAGGTGCGCTAATAGGCTCATTTACAACAGACAATCTAGCAGAAGGTACAAATCTATACTTCACAGACGCACGTGCTCAGTTAGCAGTTGCAGCAGATATTGCTTCAGCAGTTTCAGCAGAAGCAGCACTACGTGAAGCAGCAGATGGTCTACTAGATACAGCAATCACAAACGAAGCATCAACACGTGCTTCAGCAGACACAACACTACAAGCAAACATTGACGCAGAAGCAACAGCACGTGCTGGCGCAGACACAGTTCTACGTACAGATTTCGAAGCAGCAGACGCAGATTTGCAAGCACAAATCAACAACATCATCAGCAACACTGATCCAGAAGCACTAGATTCACTATCAGAAATCGTTGCAGCTTACCAAGCAGCAGACGATGCATTTACAGCAGCTATTACAGCGAACGCAACAGCTATCTCAACAGAGACAACAAACCGCGTTAACGCTGACAATGCTCTACAAGCAGCTATTGATGGCGAAGCAGCAACACGTGCAGCAGATGATCTAACACTACAAGGCAACATTGATGCAGAAGCAGCAACACGCCTAGCAGCAGATAACGCACTAGCTGGTCGTGTAACAGCGAACGAAGGTGATATTGCTACACTAGAATCAGATCTAGCAGCAGAAGTAACACGTGCAACAGCAGCAGAAGGTGTACTAACATCAGGTCTAGCAGCAGAAGTAACACGTGCAACAACAGCAGAAGCAGCTAACGCTTCAAACATCGAAGCTGAAATCACAGCACGTGCGTCAGCTGACTCACTAATCCGTACAGACTTTGCGGCAGCAGATGCAACAAATCTACAGGCAGCAAAAGACTACAGTGATGCAGCAGACGTAGCGCAAACAACATCACTACAAGCATATGCAGATCAAGCAGAAGTAGATGCAGTTGCTACAGCAGAAGCATACACAGATGCTCGTGAAGTTGCAATTACTTCAACATACGAAGCATATGCAGATCAAGCAGAACTAGATGCAGTTGCTACAGCAGAAGCATACACAGATGCTCGTGAAGTTGCTATTACAACAGCATACCAAACATATGCAGATCAAGCAGAAGTTGATGCGAAAGCATATACAGACGCTCGTGAAGTTGCTATTACAACAGCATACGAAGCAGCAGATGCAGCACTACAATCACAGATTGACTTCATCGTTTCAAACACAGATGAAGCAGCTCTAGACTCACTAACTGAAATCGTTGCAGCTTTCCAAGCAGCAGACAGTTCACTAACAGGTCTAATCAATGCAAACACAACTGCAATCAACAACGAAGCAGCAACACGTGAAGCAGCTGACTCAACACTAACATCAAACCTAGCTACAGAAGTATCAGCACGTCAAACAGCAGATACGACTCTACAAGCTAACATTAATGCAGAAGCAACAACTCGTGCAACAGCAGACGGTGTACTACAAACAAACATCGACGACGAAGAAACACGTGCGCTAGCAGCAGAAGGTGTTCTACAAGGTAATATCGACGCAGAAGCAGCAACACGTATTGCAGCAGACTCAGCACTAAGTGGCCGTGTAACTACACTAGAAGGTGATATGGACATTGTTGAATCAGGACTAGCATCTGAAATCACAGCACGTACAAATGCTGATACAACACTACAAGCAAACATCACAGCAGAAGCAGCGGCTCGTGTAGCAGCAGATCAAACACACACATTTGATATTGGAGCACTAGACACACGTGTAACAACAAACGAAACTGATATTGCTGATCTAGAAACAAATCTAGCACAAGAAGTATCAGATCGTATTGCTGGTGACAACGCTCTAAGTTCAGCACTAACAACTGAAGCAACAACTCGTGCGGCAGCAGATGTTACTCTACAAAACAACATCGACGCTGAAGAAGCAGCACGTATTGCAGCAGATGATCTACTACAAACTGCTATCGATAACGAAGCAGTGGCACGTATTGCAGCAGACGGTGTTCTAACAACAAACGTTACAAACAACACAACTGCAATTGCAACCAACACAGCAAACCTAACAACAGAGATTGCAAACCGCATCGCTGGTGATAGTGCGCTAGGCGGTCGTCTAACAACAGCAGAAAGCGATATTGATGCGCTTGAAGGCCGTATGGACACAGCAGAAGCAGACGTAGTTTCTCTAGAAGGTCGTATGGACACAGCAGAAGCAGACGTAGTTGCTCTAGAAGGTCGTATGGACACAGCAGAAGCAGACGTAGTTTCTCTAGAAGGTCGTATGGACACAGCAGAAGCTGACATCGTAGCAGTTGAAGGTCGTCTAGACGGTATTGATACAGATCTAGCAGCAGAAACAGCGGCACGTATTGCTGGTGATTCAGCAACACTAGCTTCAGCAAATACATACACAGATACAGCGATCACAAACCTAGTTGATGGTGCAGACACAGCACTAGATACACTAAAAGAGATCGGTGATGCATTTGCCGCGGCAGACTCAAACCTACAAACTCTAATCACAAACAACAGTACACGCCTAACAGCGGTTGAAGGTGAAGTAGACGTTCTACAAAGTGAGATGGATGCAGCAGAAGGTCGTTTAACTGTAAACGAAGGTGAGATTGATACACTACAATCAGACCTAACAGCAGAAACAGCGGCACGTATTGCAGCAGACACAGCACTACAAACAGCACTACAAGCATATGCAGACCTAGCAGAAACAGATGCTAACACATATGCAGACGCTGAAATTGCAGCGGCAGTTGCAGCACTAGAAGCAGCAGATACAGCACTAGACGGTCGTGTAACAACACTAGAAGGTGAAATGGATACAGCGCAGGCTGATATTCTAACAAATGCTGGTGACATTGTAGCACTAGACGTTCGCGTAACAGCAAACGAAGGTGATATTGCTACAAACGCTAGTGACATTACAGCACTAGACGGTCGTGTAACAGTAAACGAAGGTGACATTGCTCAACTAGAACTAGACCTAGCAGCAGAAGTAACACGTGCTCAAACAGCAGAAGCAGCAAACGCAACAGCTATTGCTAACGAAGTTACAGCACGTCAAGCAGCTATTGATGCAGAGCACCAGCACCACATTGACGGTGACGCAGCTACACTAACAAGTGCAAATGCTTACACAGATACACGTGAGACAGCTATTACAGCGGCTTACGAAGCATATGCAGATCAAGCAGAAGTTGATGCAAAAGCATACACAGACGCTCGTGAAGTTGTAATTACTTCAGCATACGAAGCAGCTGATACTCTACTAAACACTGCGATTACTAACGAAGCAAGCACACGTGCAACAGCAGATACAAACCTACAGAATACTATCGACGCTGAAGTAACACGTGCTCAAGCAGCAGAAGCAGCAAACGCAGCGGCAGCGGCATCTAACCTACTAGAAATCACTGCAACACAAGCGGCAGCTGGTCTAAACACAGATGGTACATTCAACGCATATGTTGATACCAACTTCATTGACACTGCTACAACACTACGTGGTGCAGACATTCTACTAGACGCAGCAATCAAATCTGAAGAAACACGTGCTCTAGCAGCAGAAGGTGCTAACGCAACAGCTATTTCAAACGAAGTAACTCGCGCAACAGCAGTAGAAGCAGCAAACGCAGCAGCTATTACAGCAGAAGCAAGTACACGTGCAGCAGCAGACGTTGCACTAGGCGATAACATCCAAACTGTATCGGACACCCTAGCACAAGAGCTACTAGACCGTGCAGCAGCAGATAGTAACCTACAATCACAGATCGACTTCATCGTGTCAAACACAGATGCGGCAGCACTAGATTCTCTAACAGAGATCGTTGCAGCATTCCAGACAGCTGATGGTGATCTACTAACAACTGTAACAGCTAACACAACAGCTATTTCAACTGAAGAAGCAGCTCGTATTTCAGCAGACAATGCTCTAACTACAGCTCTAGGCGCAGAAGAAACAGCACGTATTAGTGGTGACGCAACACTACAGTCAAACCTAGATACTGAAGTTGCAGCACTAGAAGCAGCAGACGGCGTTCTACAAACAAACATCGACGGCAAAGTTGCTAAGTCAGGCGACACAATGAGTGGCGACCTAGCTATGGGCGGTAACAAAGTAACTGGTCTAGCACAGCCATCAGCTGGTGCAGATGCAGTTAACCTAGATTACCTAAACACAGCACTATCAGCTTACGATCTAGATAACTTCACTACAACAGATCTAGCAGAAGGTGACAACCTATACTACACAGACGCTCGCGTTCGTGCAGCGGTTTCAGCTTCAGGCGATTTAAGTTACGATTCAGAAACTGGTGTATTCAGTGTAGATACTTCAAAGGCACTACTAGATCTAACAGACTACGTAGGTACAGAGACAGACTACACAGCAATTGAAGGCTATGTTCTAGCTGTTAAGTCAGACGGTTCAGGCGTTGAACTAGTTGATCCAGCATCACTATCATTCGCACAATCAAACCGCCAGACAATCAACGGTGACGGTGCTCAGACAACATTCGCACTAAACTTCTACGCAACTATTTCTAACGCAATGGTATTCGTAGGCGGTGTTATCCAGGACCCTGTAACACACTACTCACTAGATAGTGAAGCACAGACAATCACATTCGTTGAAGCAATCCCAACTGGTACACAAGCAGTTGTAGTTGCTAACGCAGTTGGTAACACACCATACATTGACAATGGTTCAATTACAAGTGAAAAACTAGCATCAGACGTTAAAACTTTCATTGCAGGTGGTAACGTAACAGCTGGTACTTCAGGTTCAGTAGTTGACACATTCAGTGGTGCAACATACCGCTCAGCTAAGTTCGTAATCCAAGTATCATATGGTTCAGAGTACGAAACACGCGAAGCACTAGTTGTACACAATGGTACTTCAGCGTTCATTACAGAATACGCAATCGTTTACACAGGCGCAGGTCTGCTAGGTGATGCAAGTGTTCAAATGAACGGTACAGATGTTGAACTAGTTTATACAGCTAACAACGCAGGTACAACAGTAAAAGTTATCGGTACTTACATCGAAGCATAATTTTACTGAATAAGTAAAGACTGGGCGGAGACTTTAGGGTTTCCGCCCTTTTTTATTGAATAACATAAACTACTATGATAATAAATAAAGAGTTTTAAAAGCAGTTAATACCACTATCAATCGCCTTAAATATTATTGGAAACTCTATGTTTCCCTTTTTTCGCGAAAAAAAGGAAATAATAAATGGCACAAAAGAAATTTATTATCGACGGTGGTTTTTCAACTAACGCAGACTCAGTAATTACTGGTAACCTAGTAATGACAGGTAACGTTCTTCCGTCAATAAACTCAGACGGTGTAACTGGTTATGACCTAGGTAGTCCAGATTTTAAATGGCGCGACCTATTTCTATCACAGGGCTCACTATACATTGATGGACAAAAAGTTCTACAATCAGATTCTGGCACAATCGTTGTTTCAGCTGATCCTGACCAATCACTATTAACAAAAACAACTGGAACTGGTGTATTAACATTCCAGTCAGAAACTCCAATTTCAATTGCTGGTACACTACAAATGGGTGTAGGCAAGCGTATCACATCAGCTGATGGTCTATCAGTTGTATTTGGTGATAAAATTGATATGGATTCAAACCAGATCATTAACGTTGGTACTCCAACAGCAGAAGGACACGTGACAACAAAAGGTTATGTTGACAGCGCAATCACATCAATACTTGGTGGCGGCGGTTCAGCAGTTTCAGGTACAACTGGTACATTCTCAAGTGATGTTAGTATCCAAGGTAACCTAACAGTTAGTGGCACAACTACAACTGTTAACTCAGAAACAATCTCATTAGCTGATAACATTATCGACCTAAACTCAAACATGACATCTGGTACACCAACAGAAAATGCTGGTATCAGAATTATGCGTGGTGACGAAAGTGCAGTTCAGCTACGTTGGAACGAAGCTACTGATCGTTGGACATTTACAAACGACGGTACAGCATACTATCCACTAGTAGTTTCAACAACTGACCTAGTTGAAGGTACAAACCTATACTTCACAGATGCACGTGCTCAAGCAGCCCTAGCATCAACAGTATCACTACTACAATCAGCTGACACAACACTACAAGCTAATATTACAAGTGAAGCTTCAACACGTGCAGCGGCTGACACATCAATTCGTACAGACTTTGG